GGGCCAGTCTGGGGGCAAGGTCCAGACTGCGGGCCCGCTGCTGTGGACGCTGCTGCCATTGCAGCATCGTTGCCGCTCAGAGATGGTGGGTCGGTGGAAGCAGCCTGCAAGAGGGTGCCGCGGAGCTGCTGGTAGGCCATACGCATCGCTGCGGCGGCCTGTTGCTGTTGCAGGACCTCGTCCTGAGACGTCATCGCCTTCTGTGTGGCGTCGGCGACTTGAGACTGATACTGCGCGAGCTGCTGGTCGGTGAGCTGCTGCTTGCCCTCGAGCTCCTCCGCCTTCTGTGTGGCGGCCTGGTTCTCGGCGACGGCTTCTTGGAGCTTGGCTCTCACGAACTCGAGCTGCTGCTGGGCAGCTGCGTTGTCCCCCTCCTGCTCCATGGCGAGCATGGCCTGTACCTCCGGCGGGACCTCGGGGACGATACCCTGTTGCTGAGGTGGAGGTGGTTGTGGACGGGCCTGCTGTTGCTGGGGCTGGCCTGGCTGAGGCTGTTCGACACCAGCCTCCTCGAGGGCGAGCTTGAAGGCCGAGGCGTACTTCGAGAGGTCGGGGACGATGACTGTGCCCCTGTTGTTGCCGTGTAGCAACGCATGACGAACGGCGTCGCCATGGTAGTGCAACGTGTCTGGGAGGAAGAGTTCGACTGCCGCTGCGTGCTTGAACTTGTGTTCGTCGGAGACACGCCCTGCCTGGCGACCGACGGAGCTGCCCACATGCTGCCCGAGTGCTGCACCAGCGATGGACGCCAGCGGGTTGCCCTTGCCGATGTGGTGGGCGGCAGCTGCACCGCCAGCGAGACCAACGAGCTTGCCGAGTGTGGCCCCGCTCCGCTCTCCATGGCGGTGACTCTCACGTTCGAAGTGAGCAGCAGTGGCTGTCTCTCCACGCTCCTTGCCGATCTCCGCTGTGGACTTGCTGGCCACCTTGGCCGGAGCGTTGTTCATCCCCATAGCCGTGTTGGGGAGGTTCGTCGGCGTGACCGGCGGCATAGCCTTACCAGTGGCGCTCGGCGGAAGAGAGGCCGCACCGCCCACAGTTGCCGCTCCACCCATCGCTGCGTTGGCGCTCTTCACGTACCCGACGGAGAGAAGAAGTGGAATGACTCCGCCGGCCTTGATGGCTTCTTCTCGGTCCTCCTTCGGCAGGGTCTCGATGGCAGCCAGTACTTCTTTCGTACTGGCAGTCTTCTCCCCGCCCTTGAGCTTGATGAGGAACGCTGCAGCATCTCCCATTGGGATGCGGTTCTGCAGGAAGGATTCGAGCTGGCTCATCTGGGGTTCCTCACTCGTATGTGAAGATCACATGCATGTTGTCGTTGGTGGAGTAGGCCCACGTCCAGTACGGAGCGGTGGGTGGATCGGCTGACGAAGGCGGCGGGTAGAACAGCCCGATGGTGTCATTTCCGCCTGTCGCATCGAAGCCCAGAAGAGCATTGGCTGTACCAGTCTTGGAGATGGCGACGCCGTGGTCTGGAGTCGCCTCCACGATGACGAGGACACCGCCCTGAAAGGATACGGTGACGCCAGACATTACTGTCTCGATCTGCGCCTTGATGTCAGACGGCATCAAGGTGTTCGGGTCAGGGTTGCCTGACTGCGTGGATGCCGAAAAAGTCACTGTCCCTGATGCCGGCTCGGAGAAGATGAGCGTCTTCCCAACGAGGCCTTGAACGCCGAGGAACAGGTTGCCGGGATTGCCTCCCTGGCCCTTCCCAGCGACGACGGAGCCACCGATGATGCCGCCGTTGAGGAAGAGTTGAACCTCCCAGATCTCTCGGAACTTGCGAACTTTGTTTGAGGCCACTTGTAGTCTCCTGAATCAGTAGGCTGCGTAGGTCGCGTTCACCGACCAGAGCTCAGAATGAATTCCCTGATTGCTCGGTCCCAAGATGCTCCCGATGTTCATGGCGACCTTCACACGCTGCTTCATCTGCTCGGTCTTGGCCATGAAGTACTGCAGCCAGTTCATGAGCAACGGGGTCTTGTCGTTCACGCCGACGTTGATGCCACCGTTCGAGTAGTTGATGTGGTTCCTCGTCTGAAGAAGGCCCACGGACTCGATGAGTGAGATGGTCGTCATGCGAAGGAGCAAGTTGTGTTGGCTGAGACCAAAGAGCAGGTCCTCGATGGTGACGTGCGTGAAGTGGGGGGTGCCATTGAAGTCTGCGATGGCATCAGCCACAGCCCACGCAATCTGCCTGTCGCTGGATTCCTCGTTGGCGACGATGCGATTGAGCTCAGGGAAGTCCCGATGGTAGAGGCGGACCAACTGGACGAAGTCCCGAAAGGTCTGCGACATGCCTGGGATGCCCTGAAGCATGCGTTACTCTTCCTTCTTGGAAGCCTTTGGCGGCTTGGAGGGAGTAGGCGCTACAGGCTCGGGCTTGGCCGGTGCTGGGGCAGGCTGCTTCGACTTGGCGACCTGGTAGGTCGGGGGCAGCTTGTCGACTGCGAGCACGCCCATGCCCACCAGCTTGTCGATCCCATCGCGGATCATCTGGGTTCGGTTCTCCTGAACCTCCACCATGTCGCCTGGGCCGAGGAGCTTGTTGGCGACGACAACCGTGTGCCCGACGAGCTTGTGCTGCTCGAGTTGCTTGGTCGAAACGTCGGTGAGATTGAAGACCTTCATTTGTCACTCCCTTTGGGTTCCCCAGAGGATACTGCGTCCGCAGGAGAAGTGGCAGTCTCGTCGTCTGGACCGTCTGTGGTTTCGTCCTCCCCCATCTCTGAGAGCTCCGTCTCGACCTGATGGGCTGCGGCTTCATCGTCTGCAAGCTTCTGCAGAACTTCAGGGAGCTGACCCGGCGGAAGAACGTTTGGCAGTGAGTGCTGGTCGTCGCCGACATACGGCGGAATGACTTCCTTGCCGAGGCGGCTCTCGTCGTTGGCGATCGAGTTAGGGGGAAAGTGTGGCTTCGGCGGAAGTGCCGGAGCGGCCTGTGCCTCCATTGTGGAGAGGTCCACCTTGCGGCCATCCATCGTACGTACCTCGAGGAGATGAGCTGCAGCCCGAGCCTGGAGGTCGGGCAAGTATTTCTGGAACATCTCCTCGGTGAGGAAGACTGGGCGTCCACGAATCAGCCTGTGCTGGCCGTCGCCGATGTGCTGCCGCAACCCACGGTGACTGGCAGCAGCCGCCCGCTTGGTGCGGTTGTGCCTGGAGCGGCACGTGCTGTGAACTGCGTACATGGCCTGAGTCATCGATCTCTCCTGGTAAATGAAACGAAAAAGGCGGTACGGGTGATGCCCGTACCGCCCTTCGGGCCCATCGAGGCCTGCGTTCTAGTACTGGACGATGTACGGGAACGTGAGGCCTTGATCCACTTGGTTGTTTGGCGTGCCGAGCGAATCCTCCGTCACCGGGATGAAGTCGGTGAGCAGGCTCTCCGCGTTGGTAGCCGGGTTCGCATCCGCCGAGTAGAGCTCGAGCTTGCGCACGGATGCGATGTTGATGATCGCCATGCCGATGTCTTCCCACGCTTGGAACGTGATGACGTTGGCGATCTTGTCGATGTAGAACTTGGTGTTGTTCAGGACGTAGAACTTCCCGAAGAACTCCGGCTTCGTGAAGACGTAGACGTTGCCTGCACGCAGGATGTCCGTCTTCACCGTGCGGATGTACGCACGCCCCATGAGGGTGTTGTACTTGAAGCCGTCGACTGCCGTCTCTGACTGGAGACGATCGCCGAAGTCTTCCACCGTCCACTGGAGGATGTCGTCCCAGTCGACCTCCGTCATCAGCAAGCGCTCCGAGCGGAGGCGGTTGCCGTCGAGGAGCTTGAACAAGTTGACCAGGTCCGGCCGTTGAATCGGACGGATGGTCGCATCGTTCGTTGTGGCGTTGCGTGCGAGCTCGCCCTTGCGGACCGAGAACTCCACCACCGTGCCTGCCTGGAGGCTGGAAGCGTCGAGTGCATGGCCCGAGCCACCACCGTTCGCCTGTGCCTGGAGGGCCTGGACGGCCGCTTCGATGTTGACCGTGAACTCGCGGTCCTCCACCTCTTGGATGTCCTTCACCGAGTTCTCCTCGATGATCTTCGTGATGGGCATCTCGTAGGCGAGAAGCTCCTGCTCGGTCTTCTGGAAGATCTGCGAGCTGATGGTGAAGAACCCGATCTCGGCCTTCGGACCACGGATGAAGTTGGCCGTGGGCTGACCGCGGAACGAGATCGTGAGGGCGCGGCTTTGGGGCTCGACGTCCACGATCTTGACCAGCGTGTCGTGGTTGACTGAGCGCTGGCAATCGCTCCTGGTCACCTGCTCGGGTGGGAGGATCTTGCGTGAGTACGCAACCTCACGAAGACGGTCACGGATGTACGACCCACCGTACTCCGCCATTTTCTCCTTACCCTCGCTCGAACCGAGCTTCTGGGTGAAGAGTTCATTGAGGACTCGTGCCGGAACTGCGCTCATGATGTTCTCCTTTCCTTTCCTTGTTTCCGGTCACGAACGCCAGCCGGAGATGAACCGGAGCTGGCCGCCGTTGGTTGTCGGAAGCTTGGTGACGTATCCCACGATGGGCTTGAGGTTGGTGCTCGTGCCATCGTGACCGATGAGACCCACGTAGTTGCGGGAGCCGATGGTGAAGGTGCCCACCGTGAGAGGCTGGAGGATGGTCGAGATGGCCGCTCCGCCCTGGGTGGACGCAAGAGCGAAGATGCGGGTGTCGAACTCGTAGTCGCCCCTGTAGAGCAAGGGCGTCTTGTGGAGCGACATCGCTTGGACGTCGTAGCGTCCACGCTCTGCAAAGAGCGGGAAGCAGCGGAGCGAGGCGTACGCCGAGGTGCTGGTGACGTCGCTGGCTCGAATTGCTTGGTAGCTCGAGTTCAGCGTCATCCACTCACCATCCACCAACGCAACTGCGTTGAGGGGATTGGCGAGCGTCGGGTCCGCCAGTGGAAAGTCTCGCCGTTGGATCGGAAGGATGTCCGAAACGGGGGTGAAGTTGATGATCTGCACGGTCGACATTGTCTTTTCCTCCTACGAATCAACTCGGAGCGGCGGTCAGCCCGCGTTACCGAGAATATAGCGCTCCAGGTCGTTCGAATCGGAGGAAGCCCCCGATACGTCATTGTTCACATGACCGATCTTCGACCCCATGTCGGGACCGACCATGTCAACGGCTTGCTCGATGGTGGCGAGCTTGGCTTCACCAACCTTCTCGAGACGATCGGCGAGCTCGTCGATACTGACATCGAGCTCCAGCCCCTTGCGATGCATCTCGGCGGCGACCTTCTCTGCCTGGTCGCGCTTCTCTCCGGATGCCAACTTCTCTTCGAGCTCGTTGATGTACGCCTGCTGATTGCGGAGCGTTCCAGCAGCATCCTGGAGCACTTCGACAATCTGCGCGTCGCTGATCTTCTCCATGGTCTTGTCCTCTCAGGCGATAGCGCCTGTCTCCTTCTTTTTGCTCTCCTCTGCCGCTGCGGCGAGCTTGGACAGGAGGGCACTGGCGGCTGCCGTCTTCACGGACACCTCCGCGGGCGGAGGAGGCTGATCGGCTCCCTCTGCCGAGGCGATCTTCGGCCCGGCTTGTGAGGTGTGCCCGAAGGCGACTTGAAGAACGTTGTCGTGGGCGGCGGCGAGGGCTGGCTCGTTGAAGTACTTGCCCAAGTCCTGCTTGCGATTGGCGTAGGCCTGACCCTTGGTGTAGTGGCGGGCGGCGTCCGTGCTGGCGACCATGCCGGTGGGTCCCTGAGGGGCTCCACCTGCAGGTTGCTGCTTGGCCTTCTCACCAGCGGCTGATGTGGCCGGGGGTACTGCTGCCCCCGCTGAGATGTGCGCCGGGTTGATGGCGTCTTCGGCGGCCTTCATGCGGCCGGTGATGTAGTCCGTGAGAGAGGCTTCCTTGTTCTCCGGCTCGGACTTGTGGGCCTCTTCGACTTTGGCGAGGCCCTCTTTGGCAGCCGCAAGACCCTCAGTCTCCTTCTTCTCGTGCTCGTCGGCGGTCTTCTCGCCTGAGAGCTTCGAGCGAATGAGCTCGAGCGGACTGGCGGTCTTCTTGCCGTAGTTCGTCTCGATCATCTTCTGGTGCTCTGCGGGAGCGTGGGACTCGTTGGTCTCCATCGCTGTCCCGCCGTGCTCCGGCTTCAACACCTTCTCTGAACCTGGGTGCATCGGAGTGACGTGGACGCCCTGACCCTTGTGGTCGGGGAGGGAGGTGGAGGCGGTTGCCTGCGACACTCCCGGCGGGTTCGTGATGAGGTGCTCGGCCAGGTGGTACGGACCACCGAGCGAGGCGCCTTCCTTGATCTTGTCTGCGAGGAAGTCGAGGGAGCTGGCAAGCTTCTCCACCATCTCGGCAGAGGCCTTCTTCTCGGACTTCTCGTGCTTGTGGGCGCACTCCGACATGGGGCAGTCGTGCTCTGAACACTTCTCGCCAGCGACCTTGGCCGTCTGGAGCGAGGCTTCACGAGACACGTTCACACGACGTGCAGACTCCGCCATCGCGGTCTTCACCAGGTCTTGCAGCATCGGTCGTCCTGTCATCTTACCCATGGTTGGTTCTCCAGCAGAAGCTCTCTTTGGCAGCATCTCAATGCCGCGTGGTGGCATGGACTTTTGAATCTGAGCTCCGGCGTCCGCTACCGGTGGTGTCCCTGTGTTGACTCGAGAGTAGTTGGTTGGTGGGGCCATTCCTGCTGGCCCCTTCTTGACGGTGGGTTGTGTTGGCTCGATTGAGGGAGTGGGGAGAGGGGCGGCTGCGGTGGCACCCGTAGAAGACGACGCGGGCATGTTGGGTGCCGCTCGCTTCTGAAGAAAACCGGGTGCCATCACAACCTCTCATGGTGAACTACTTCCAGCTGACCGGGTAGCCGGCCTTCTCGAGCATCTCGAGGGCGCGGATTTCAATCGCCGTCTGAACGTCGGGGGCCGACGCTGTCTTGGTGGACTCGGGCAGAAGACCAAGCTCCATGACTGCAGCCACCTTGCGGGCGGCCTGCGCCTCGTCGAAGTTGGCCTGCTTGGCCATGGCCACTGCCTTCTTCGCGGAGAGCTCTTCGAAGGCGGAGCCCTTCTTCTCCTCCTTGTGTTCGTGCTCTTCCTTGTGTTCGTGCTCTTCCTTCTTCTCCTCCGGCTTGTCTCCGTGCTCCTTGCCCTTCATGTGCTCGAGGAGAGCGGGCGGAAGCTCGGCGACCTTGGTACCAGCTGGAGCTGCAGGAGCTGCTTCGGCGGCGATCTTGCGGAGCTCTTGGACATACGCATGGGCCATGATGCGCCCCATGGAGTCGGCTTCGGCAACCTTCTCGGCCGCTGCCTTCTTCTCCTCGTGTTCCTTCTTCGCCTCTTCGAGCTTCTTCTCGTCCTCTTCCTTCTTCTCATCCTCGGCCGTCTTGGTAGCCGTGGGTGCCGGAGGAGCGGAGGCCATCTTCTCGACGAAGCCGTTGTAGAGCTGCTGGACCTGTGCGTCCGGCATCTTTGCAAGGTCGATGTTCTGCTCAGCGGCGAGCTTGAGGAACAAGTCGACCGTTGCTTGCTTCTCCAGGTCTTCTTGGGGAGCTGAGGCCTGCTTGTTGGTGCCGTAGTAGTCGGCGAGGAACGCGTCCATGCTCATGATTGAATCCTCCGGTGGGAGTTGAACTGGTCCACGTGTTCCTTGAAGGCGGAGCCCTCTCCACGGTGACGTTGTGGTTGTTCTACCGAGTTCTCAGGAGAAGCGCAAACATCCAGTTCGTCCATGAACGCGATCTTGAAGTACTGAGCGGAGAGAGGAGTGAACAACTCCTCCGTCGGCGCAGAGGCGAGCTTGCTCAGCTCGGCACGCGCTGCCGTCAGCATCAAGTCTTGTGAGTGGGGAACTAGTTCCATAATCCCGAGCCGGTATCCGTTGTACGCAGACCCTATCTTACGCAGTAGGACTGATGAAAGGGAAGAAGAGGACGCCTTCTTTTCTGAGGGGGTCTTATCGGCCACCAGAACCCTCTTCTCGATGAACGGTCCGAGAGCAGAACGGCTCGCCATCAGAGGAAGTAGTAAACGCGCCAAAGCGGCTGAGAACAGCCCTGGCGAGAGGTCTACTGGGTCGGTCTCTTTTGACTTTGAGAACACTTCCCCAGCTCGATCCATGCGGTCTGCCTCGGGACGCATCCCTACTTGTATCAGAAGAATTCTTTGGAACTCTCTTGGGCGAAGAACCATTCCGAGGCCGCCGAGGGTGGAGAGCGCAGACTCAATCGGCACCGTGCTGAGGGCGTCAAGTACGTCCTTTGGGAGGTCCTCTTCACTCTTGGTGAGGAGAGGAACTGCTTTGCCAGTGAACTGACTGGGCACAACGTCCTTGATGATCTCTGCGTCCTTCTTCTTCGCCAGCTTGCCTACGAAAGCCTCCTTCAACGAGTCTTCTGCGGAGGCAGTCTTCTCCTGGACCTCTGTCTCTGCAGGGGTTTCTTCGTAGCCGAGCTTCTCTGCGAGCTGCGCCGAGGGCAAGCTCCACATGCGTCCGCTATCGGCGATCTTCATCATCACCTTGGCAGTCTTGTCCGCACCGACGAAGACGAAGCTGATGTCGAAGAACTTAGGGTAGTCGTTGTAGACGAACACTTTCCTGCCATCAGGCAGGATGCGGTTCATCATCTTGCTGGCGTGCTCGCAGTAGTCATGACGGGTGATGGAAAGCCCACGGATGCCCTTGCCGTTCTCGGCCTTGAGTTTCTTGTGGTACTCGAGCACTGCAGAACCTGGAGAGGAGTGCTTGAGCGGATTGAACGTCGCCTGCGCTTTGCGGTAGGTGGCCCAATCCAAGCAGATGCTACAATTGTCGTAAGGAACCTTGCAGTTGTGAACCGCCACGCCGTTCACGAGGTAGGAGTTGTCTCCCTCAACCTCGAAGTTGTAGACGTCCGCATCGTCACAGAAAGACTCGTACGACCTGATTGGGACGGCCCACAGGTCCCCATAATCCGCCAGGATGTTCTTGGTCTTTCCGACTTGAACTGAGCGGGCCTTCGCACAGTAGCCCTCAAATCTACCAGCCCACTGCCGACCGATTGAGACCACCCACTCGAACGTGTCCACCTTGGACATGCCGCTCCCAGCTTTATGCCGTAGCAGTTGGTACGAAGTCGGGATGCCGAGCCTGAAAAGCACCTCTCGGATCTGATGTGCGAGGTCTTGGGAAGAGGTGCTGGCGCAGAGCAGCCCATCAGCAGTGGAGTAACCGTCCCCGTTCAAGTACGCCCCAAGCAAGTCGAGCTGGTGTTGTGCGGGCCAGTACAGAACCTCCTCGTTCAGCTTCTTCGTCTTCGAGTAACGACCAGCATAGCGCACGCACATCTCGGCGACCTTGGGGTCGTAGATCCCAATTGAAACGGCCTTCGCGCTGTTCTCCCGCTGCCGCCATACTGGCGCATTCCGCGTTCCGATCTTGGCACAGAGCTTGTTGAGCTCCAGGTTGATGGCGTCGTCGATACCAACCGTAAGCTCAATGCCGGAGTACTTCCCCTTCTTGTCAAAGACAACGTGCCCTTCGGCCAAGTAGTAGCCGATAAGACGGGCCCACTCCCTAGACACTTCGGGGGCCACCTCCGTGGTGACCTTAGGATGGGCGAGAACAGCACCATCCAAGCTCCCAGCCTCCACCCAATCGAAATTGGGCTTGGCGTTCCTCCACACGCGGTGAGCGTCCTTGCTGTCGAGCGCAGCCCAGAACGGATGTTCGCGTGTAGCAACAAAGGCATCCTCGTTCGCAGGCTGAATCTCGAAGAACTCCCCTCGGTACCGACGACGGTGCAGCTCTGTGACTTTGCCCACTCCACCGGTATGAGTACGCACGCGATCTCCCACAGCAATGTCCTCGATGGGCTTCCGCGTACCATCGGCCAGCGTCACCTGAGCACCTGCTTTGAAGCAGCCCATACTCACGTCCACGTACTCGCCAGCCTGGAGCTTGTCCCAGACGCCGAGGCCACCGAACTGTTCGCACTTGTCCTTGTCGACGCGAGTGACAAGCTCCACCCGCTTCATGCGTGGATGCCAAGCTGCGAGCTCGACATCACCGAAGGCTCTGGTCGCATCCTTGTTCCGATGGTGAGCGTATGGATGGGCAAAGTAGAACGTGGGGAAGCCGAATGCCCAGCCCTCTGCCTTCGGCTTATCGAGTAGAGGATTGCCAGTCCACTTGTCTGGACGGTGAATGAGTGAGGCTTCGGGGAAGATGTCGCCGTTGACGTTCGAGCCCCACCACTCACCCGCGCCCATGGCGTTGAGCAGAACGTACTGAGCGTCCTTCCTCGGCTTCAACCCGGAGATGTACTTCGCTACCTCAGGTAGCAATGAGCTCGAGGCGTTCTTCTCGAACTCCTTGTCAGCCGGACCGAAGAGGGGCACGACTGCCGCGCCTGCAGGCCCAACGCCTGGGTAGTACGCGACCTTGATCACTTCTACTCCTACTGGCCGCCGTGCTTGTGCTTGCCGCCGCCCCCGTCGCTGCCATCACCACCGCTAGGCTTGGCGCTTCCCAAGGCTCCCTGCTGCATCATCGGGCCGAGTGCGGGTCGAAGCTTATCGCGGCTCTGCAAAACCTCCCCCATCATCCCAGGGACACCTTGTGGGGATTCAACCATCTGGCCAACCATTGCACTCGCCACCGCAGGGTCTTTGGTGAAGGACGGATTGAAGGTGCGCAGCGTCGAGAACATCTGATTGACCATGCGAGGGTCTTCCTGATGTCTGGCTGCGAGGCCAGCATCGAAGGCAAGCATAGCCTTGAAGTCCTGAGCCTTGGTCGCTGCATCGTACATCTTCTGCGCGGCCAGGCCCGTAAGGCCGACCACACCTGCAGCTCCCGCGCCCATGAGAGCTCCGCCCATTGCGCCGCCGGCATTCCGCAAGTTCACCTTCTTGCTGAAACCCTGAAAGAAGTCACCAGGGCCTGCAGTCTTCATCGTCAAATACTCAGAGAGAGGGTTCTTCTCAGGACTGGCCATACTGCAACCCCATCTTGTGTCGGACGTTAGCCGATGTGCCTGGGATCTGTTGCAGCCCAGCGTCCACGACTTTGTGAAGGGGCTGGAGAGAAGGGTCGTTCTCGTAATGGGTGTGAGCCTCGTTGGCCGCTGCAGCGAGGGCGAGTTGTGGCGACCAGTTGACCGTCGTTCCCACCACCTTGCCGGCAGTCTCACCTAGGTGCTTCGAGACGAAAGGGGTCACCGCGCCGGCTGCCCTCCCCGCACCACGATTGGCTGCGCGATAGATGTCACCGACCGTTGAGGCCGTCTTGAGGTAGTTCGTGAGGTGCTCATGGTGGAAGAGAACCTCTTCACGAGCTGCTCGCTTCTCCGCCAAGACGGTGAGCGACTGGCAGAACTCTGAGAAGTCCTGGACGAGCGGGTGCACTGTGTTGGCCACGCGGGACTCAGCCACCTTGTCGACGGAGTTCTCCATCTGCTCGAGGGTGTGGAAGACTCCCTCATGCAGAAGCCTCGGCGTGATGAGCTCGAAGGCAACCTTGATGTAGTCGTCGTCGGGGGACACTTCCTGCCAGGCCTGAAGGATGTGGCCGAGCGGATAGCCTTCGAGGGCCGCCTGCTTCACCTGGTGGTAGACCCGTGCGCCAAGCTCGCCGAACACGATCTCGAGGCCGCTGATCTCCGACTGCAGATGGTCAGCGGCGGCGGCGAGCTTGTCCTTCAGGTCGATGACCTCGGCGTGCGGATTTTCGTAGGGGATGCTCTCCACCGGAGGTCCGCTAAAGAGCTCTGAAAGGGCGCTCTCGTCGTGGACGGAGGCAGTCTTCTCACTCGCCTCCTTGGGTGGCGAGTGGTAGTCGGAAGTCCCTGCGTCGAAGACGGTTCCACCTCCACCATCGTTGAGGTCTTTCAGGATCTCCGAGGGATCGGCTGGGCCGCCGCTGAACTCGATGACTCGGTGCGTGGCACCTTCCTTCTTGAACTCATCGAGGTAGGCTGCTGTATTGGTAAACTCGATGACGCGCTTGACCTGCTCGGGTGACAAGTGAGCCGACTTCACCATGGAAACGACAGCCTCGGTCAGCGAATCAAACTCGCCTGCGTGCCATCGAGCAGCCGCCTGCTTACCGAGCACTTCAAGATGCTCGCCCGTCACGTTTCGGGAGTGCAGCTGCTGAAAGAGACTCTGACTCAAGGCGTCGCCACTCATGACGTTCAGAATAGACCAGGTCCGCCCTCTGCGGAAGTACCGCAAGAGCACAAGCCATCGAGAAGGCAGCGGCCCCTCGGAATGGTCTCACAGGCAGGGGCTGCGGAGATCCTCAACATCGATAGGAAAACTGTACGGACACTTTCCAAAAAGATGGTACTGGTCCCGCACCTCAACCCAGAGTCACTGGACGAGCTCCTACTCTACCAGTCCGATGTGGAAGCTCTGGTGCAGGCCAAGCAAGAGAAGAAGCTCACGAACCTAGAGATCCGCGTGCTTCTGAGGCAGGCCCTCTCTGCTTCCCGCTCAGCGGAAATGCAGGTGGCCCAGCTAAAGAGCCGACTCGGGCTTGATGTCGCGATGCTAGATCGCAACCCAGCCGCTGTACGACGACTCTATGCAGATGCGAGGCTCGAGGTATCTACCGATGACCTCCAGGATGTAGAGTGGCTACGCTTCTGGGCTAGCTCGTTCCTCGCCATCGACCAGAACTATCTGTCTCTCGCTGGCACGATCATGAACACGGAGGAGCCGTGGCTGCATCTGCTTACCTTTGCAGGGGCGGTAGCTGCGAAGCTAATCGAGGAGTGTGCCGACACCCTACAGTTCTCGAACAAGCTGTGGGACGCCTACCAGTACTTCAGGGCAGGGCAGCACCACCTTTACGCGGTCAGCTGCATTCTGTGCAGGGCTACCTTGGGTAAGGCGGTCGCCACCAAGCTCTTCCCAAACAACGTCCTTACAGCCAAGCAGATGTTGCGACAGGTCCTAACTCAGCCTTAGCCTTGGTTGATTGGGCCACGGTAGAATGAACGGAGCGGACCCTGGCCAGGGATCTCCTTGTACGGCGCGATGATGTCCGGCCTTGGGTAGACGATCATGGACGCCAAAAAACAGTAGAGGATCGAGTGGAAGGCGTCGTCAGGACGGTCGACCTGGTGGTCGTACTGGAGCATCCGCAGCTTGTTGTTGTACTCGCTGTAGATGTTGAGCATGTCGTTGGCGTACGGGTCCTCGAACTCCTCCCAGTTCGGGAGCTCGAACTGCTGGCGCTTGATGGCGTTGAAGACGTCGCTCATCACTTCGGTACGCACACACTGCCAGCGTCGGAACATGGGGTTCCAGCCAATCTTCCGCTTGCCCCTGGCCAGGTACTGATACTTGTGGACGCGCTTAGGTCCAAACTTTCGTACGAGTTCATCATTGGGGTAGAAGCCACCACCGTAGTCAGCACCGATGATGCGTGTGTTGAAATAGGAGATGAGCTCGATGATGCGGAGGATCTGAATCTTGGGGTCCACCTCTTCCCCTTGGAAGCGGTGGATGTAGAAGACGCGGAACTTCTGGTTGATGTACGTGCCGAAGGTGATGACGGTGAACGAGTTCTCCCCCGTGTTGCCCTGAAACGAAACGCAGCCGTTTCTCTCTGTGACGATGTACCCAGATGGAACTGCGCAGCAGTAAACCTTGCCCTTGTAGGGGATGTGCTCCACAGCAGACGACGGCGTGTTGAACTGGAAGTCGCGCCCCTCCAACCACAAGGCTCGGTACCTGGTCTGCCTATTCCCCTCCGCGGGCTTGTGGAGCCGCACAACACACCGCAGCCCAAGTCTGATGCAGATCTCTTGGAAGTCCTCGCAGAGGCCTCTGGAGGTTGAGTAGAAGGCCCCACCGGTACAGCCCTCTCGCGGGTCTGTGTAGCCATCCCCATCCACCATGGCCGCGAACAAAATGCGTAGCTGTCTGACGGAGAGATCCAGAAATTGTCTCGGAACGCGTTTGACCGAGGAGCCATCACCCACGTTCTCGCAGTACCACTGCCAAAACTGCTTCCCGTAGATGGTCCAGTTCACATCTCCAGTCTTCATGTTTGGGAACACTTTGAATGGGATGTTCATGCGGTCCAAGCAGGACTGCATCTTCAAGTAGGTCTCGTGATTCACGGTCTCCCGCTGCGACATCTTCAAGCAGGATGGCCGCCCCTCGTTGTGGCAAACACCGCCCTCTGTGATCAGGTAGCCGAGGAGTTCTAGCCAATCATCCATCTTGAACGTACGAGGGTCTGCGCCGGAGAAGCCAGAGCTCACCGGCATCCCTGGGAGCGTGAAGCTCTCCTCTTCTCGGCCCTCCCAGTTGATGTGCCCAACGAAGTTGATGTTGCCGCCTCTTGCCGCAGTCTCCCCAGCCGACTCCGTTACCCACTGGTCGCGACCTGCTGCCGAGATCCGCATGCGGTGCGTGTGCGTGACCATGAGGTCAACACCGCCACGAGTCTGGAAATGCAGCAGGGGCTGATCCCAATCGCGCACGGTGCGAGCCTTGGGCTGGACGAAGGTCATCGCACGACTGTCGGGGTCCCACTGCGCAACCTTGTCAGCATCAGTCAGATCACGGAAGTACTTGAACCCGCTCTCGGTGAGGATGCGGGTTTCTTCGTCATGGCAGCCCCAGTCGACGCCGCAGAAGATGGGGTTGTCAGCGCCATACGTCACGTACTTCTTGAGAGACTCCAAATCCATGTGGACTTCTGGGTTGCTGCAGGCGCGTACCTGCGCTCGTGTAAGTGGGCGGAGACCAGAGTCGTATGAGATGCCGAGGACCTCGTTGTAAAAGCGCTGGCGGTCGTAGCGTCCGTAGTCGAGCATGATCTCATCCCACGACCTCCAGGGCACCATGAGCTGGGGGATGCGATAGCTCTCGAAGATGCCGTCATTGGCCTGCGCTGCCCATTGCGAGTCGGAGTGCATCGGGTTGATGAGCTTGCGGCAGCGT